GCCACCTACAAAAATACTTATCGCGTATAGCGCCCATGACCGCCATGGGGAACGGGGGTAGCGCATCGCTACCCCAAAATAGCAATGTGACGCTTGCAAATCCGGGTATCTGTGTTCGGTAACCAAAAGCCAACCTATCACCCAGTTGAGGGGGGGGCCAGGGCTCAGAAGAGTTTAGAAAACTCCGGGACGCGTACAACGCCATCCCACGCCGGAACTGCCGCATGAATACGAGGCGGTTCCGCCATTTCTGAGCCCAAGGCCCTAAAAATCGCTCGAACGTCATCAAGCTGAGAAGGTTCCGCCCTGTGAACGGCGTGGCAATCGTTTCCGTCCACAAACGCTCCCGCGTGCACAGCCTGCAAAACGACTTCATCATCCTCCAGAAGGCAAAACTTAGACCAATCGAGTTGAAGAACATCGCGCTCCAAAGCAAACTGAACCGAAACAGGCACGCCAACGCGATCAATTCCGCCGCGTTCAACAACGGAACGGCGCTCCTCGGAGCAACCCTTCCATTCGCGGGGGAAATCCTTAATCACTGCGTGTTCGTCAGGGTAATCGCCTTTCCAGTAATCCGTGAAACGTTTCCAGCCTTTAAAAGGCGAAACGCCAGCCGTGACACGCCCGATGGCAACGACCAAGGCCCCAATGACTGGGTGATCGCCGTACTTGAGCCAAGCGCTGTAAGCCGCCATCCGCATCAAAAACATCTGCTTCTGCGGTCGCAAATCCAAGCCACGCTTGACCCAAAGGAGCTTGAGAACGACCGAGGCTACATTGCCGTAAAGCTTGCCCGCCTTAGCGTAAGTGCTGCAAAACGGCGCAACCGCTGTCTCAACCGCCCGCACATTAACCCCGAGGTCAAAACCGAGATCCGCGGAAACCGTGGGTGACACGGTGTTGGACGGGACGATACCATCATCGCCTGAAACGATCTGTACTCCACGTGCAATCGAAGTGTTAGCACGGAAATACTCGTCCATAACCGAATCCAAATCCCTCTGACCAGCCCAAGAAACAAAAGCGTTCCACCAAACATTGTACATATTGAGCAAGCAATTGGCAAAGTACGTAATAAACTTCCCAGAATGCCTGCCATCAATAACCAAAGTAACGTTTTTGGAGTGAACCTTACGTTCTGACTGCTCGAAAGTCCGGGCCATAGAACGACGTAAATTGTGCCACCCAGCTCGCTCTAAGATGTCGAGAATAATGGCACACTCACAATCAGTAACTATCTCACGGCGAGCGGAAGACTCCCAAGAAGAGAAATCGGTGGTGGTGTGGTCGGCCAAGGTCGCGTCGTCAATGACGGCTGCTAACTGCTCCACCGTCAAACCGCAGACCATGTGGTCGCCCAAATCGCTGTGGAGCAAAACGTTTAGGGCCTCCAATACCGCTGCGGTCTCGACCTCCTCACGTATGCCCATGGTGCAAATAATTCTGGGTTTGCCACCGGTAACCCTAAACTTAACCCCAGCGGCGTTGAGAGCGTCCCGCGTCTTGGCGTTGTTCTCAAATTTCAAGAAAACGCCGCAATGCAAGAACTTGTTAAGTTCACGCCCACACAGTTGGCCTGCAACGCCTCGCTTATAAAGGTCAAGTCTTCGCGATATCTCCTCTTCCGACTTCTTACCCTTCATAACCGCCCTATAAGTCGCTTCGACCTCAGGCTCTGGCCCCAGTTGAGCGATCCTATCGCCAACTTGGGACAACAGCCTGTCGTTCATCGCGCGACAAAATCGCTGAAAGGACGGCAGAGTTCGGAAAGGAGGATCACGGACGATGATACGGGCAAGGAAAGCCTTAAGCAATTCGCGAGAAGAATTCTCAGCGAAAAAGCCCGGACCACACTCAAGTCCGTCCACGAGTGGCGTCCCCAAAGGCGCTATCCCAACGGGCGTATTCTTGCTAACCTCCAACGAGGCTGCTGCCTTAATCTTGTGCACGTAAGTGCCGCTTTTGGCCTTGAAATTCCGCTCCTGCTGAGCTAAAATTTCATCCCGCGGCAATTTAGCGCCAGAATAATCAAACGGGTTGGGCGTGTATGCGACGCGCGGACGGTTCTGGAGACCGCCCTCCAACGGTCCCATCACTGGCCTGATC